ACTGCCGGGTAGCAATCAAATGGGGCATAGTTTACACCGAGCTTCTCAATAACTTTACGAAACACCGTCACGCCCGCGAATAACGGCGTGTGCATGGTCAATTCAAGCTTGTCCAAATCCTTCTCTTCGAAGCACACTACATCGTATCCAAGAATGTTAAATGCTTCCCACGCACAATAGAAATTGATATTGGGGAATGTACCGTTATTTGTTTTTACGTAAGCGTTCACGAATTTTGTATAGTTGCCAAGGTCGATAAAGGTTGAAATACTTCTTGTAGCCACGCATGATAATTTGGAATTGTCGCGTGCATACCGTGCGAATTCATTTTCTGAATGAAATGAAATTTGTTGTATTGATGTATCATCTCAGTTGCCGCTTCCACTTTCATCTGTAGACCCGGTGTAAAATTTGGATCTTTTAATTGCATGAGAGTGTAATTTCTCGCCACAATTTCTGCCCGCTCAACTATATTGGAATACGCCTTCTTTTCATTGACTCGATCTTTGGCTATTTCCAATAATCGTTCAACCGAAGTTTCTTGCGCGTCCGCTAAGATAGGAAATATCTTTTTTGCCGTGGCAAGTTGTATTCCACCCACGCCATCAATGTTGTCCGACTTATCACCTTCTAAAATTCTATAGTAAATAAAATTTGTTGGATGAATGCCATATTCGTTAACAATGTCCGCGACTCCATATACTTTCTTTTTTGTGGGACTCCATATTGACACCCGGTCACTTACCAGTTGCAGAAAATCTTTGTCTCCACTCATGATCGTGATGTGAGACTTTTTAAACATTTGTGTCGCGATGTATCCGATAGTGTCGTCGGCTTCGATATAATCGATTGAAATTACACTGACCGGCAGTTCCTTTAGAAATCCAATCAACGTTCCCATTTGATCTACAATTGCCTTATGCTCCGTCGCTGGGTCACTCATGTCCTCGTATGCACGGTTGACTCGTTTCGGTGAAGACCGGTGGTTTTTATACTCAGGGTATATGTCTTTGCGACGTTTACTGCCACCCTGACCATCAAACACGATTATCACTCTTGTCGGCTGTAGCAGTTTAATGGCGTAGCCAAGACTCGTCAAGAATCCAGTTATTCCTCCAACATGCTCGCCGTGATCATTTAATGTCGGAACTACGGTCCAGCACCGGATAAAATTATTGGTCCCATCGACCAACAATATATTACTGTTTTTATCTCGCCGCAAAACGCTGGGAGCATTTGCGTGCTCGGCTTTTATTTGCGCGAAAATTGAAGTGAATTTCTTCTTTGTTTCCGGGTCCATGATGTAAGAACCGTGTGAAGGTATTTCACTTCACACGATCATTTGTGATTAGTCTTCCAAACCTTCGCCGTCACCGTCCGTGTCAACGTCGACGGTTTCATTGCCCGACGGAGTTGCGTATTTCATAATATAAATGCCGCACATCGTGTTGTAAAGATACTCCTTACATTCCGGACGGTCGACAGTTATAATCTTAACAAAGTCTTTACGCTCAAATCTAATCGTTTCTGGCTCTTTGCCGTCAACTGTCATAATGAACTGTAGCTCCTTTGCTTTTTTATCTGCCTCTTTTTCGTCCTCCTGCTCCTTCTTCGACTTCTTCTTTTCGCCGGGAAGTGCCTTTTCTTTTCTAGCGTTGGTTATTACACCCCACTCCAATAGCTTTTCGAGCCACGTTCCGTAGTTATCAATACCACGATCATAGAATAGATTAAAATCTACGCTACGCAGTGGAGGGCCGAGGCGATTCTTAACCACAGTACATTTGGTATTTACACCAATGACGTTCTTTTCAGCGTTCTTGAGTTTATTTAGGCTCTTGAGGCGCAAGCGTACCGACGAGTGGAACGCGATGGCCTTGCCACCAGATGTCGTCCACGGGTCCATTCCCGGCATGATAAGTCCAACCTTTTGGCGAAGTTGATTTGTAAATACGACGCATATACGTTGGGACGCGATCATTCCAGTAAGCTTTCGCATAGCCTTGCTGATGATGATTGCCTTACCCGTCGCGTATCCATCTTGCCCGTGATCTGCTGCCATTTCCTTGTCGGTCGATGCTGCCGCAACGCTATCAACAACGATTGTCAATAGTCTATTTTTCGACGCTTTACGAGCAACATTGATGACAGTTTCCATTTGATTGAAAACCGCCTCCACAGTATGCAACTTCAATATTGTGAACTTATCACGTGATACGTCAATACCAAGTGCTTGAATATAGTCATAATCGTACGCATCTTCTGTGTCGATTAGGACTGCCATGCCTCCCTTTTTCTGGGTTTCTTTCATAACGAAGATAGAGACCAAACTCTTTCCCGATCCCTCTAGCCCGGTTATTTCGGTAATTTTCCCGACGGGAAGCCCGCCGTTTGGCCGATTTGCGATACTAAGATCGACTAAATCGTTACCAGTTGAAACCCAGTCCGATACTGCCACGGTATCAGCATCGATAAAAAACGCGACATCTTCACCTTGACTTTTGTTGACAGCAGCCGCCAACAATTCTCCGAGGTTGTCACCCATATCGACTTCTACCTTTTTCTTCTTTTCAATTTTTTCTTTTTCCATATAGTTAAAAGTGTGGATGTATGGTGCTCCCTTATTTTGGGGAGCACCACCACATCATTATTAATACTTACCGACCCGATCCAACCTTATTGGTTGAAAAGATTTTCGAAATCGTCGGATACTTCCTTGGTAGTCGCGGGAGTAGCCTTGACCGACGCCTTTGCTGTTGCACTTACCACTTCTTTGCTTGGAGCCGGTGTTACAGGTTCCACAACATCGTCAGCGATTGGTGCAACTTGTGGATCATTTACTTCCGGGTTTCCCTCGGCAGAATTCATCCACACGTCCATCACCGTGGTCAATTCTTCGTAAGTAGGCTCTGGAAATAAATCCGTAACCTTCTTTTGGTTCTTAACCTTTTCAAAAATTGCCTTGTCCGTCACATCAAACGCAGGGATTTGATTTGGCTTTACGCGAATCGTCGTCTCTGGGAAATTCTTTCCGGTTTCTTCTGCCGTCTTGAACTCGACGAGAATATCTCGTCCGGTGCGCAAGTCAGTAATATCGCCATAATCCGCATCAGCGATGATGCTTAGAATTTCACTATACACTTGCTTGCCCATGCCCCAGAACTTTACACCCTCGGATTCGCTTCCGCGAACCAGAATTGGGACATAAGTACGGAGTTTTGGTTCAAGTGCACGTCCTTGCTTCCATTGTTCTTTGTCTCCACTCTTTTTCAGAGTATTGGCAAATTCCACGATGGGGTCGGGGCGATTGAACGTGGTCGGACTAAGATAAGTCTTACCGTTCATATTATAATGAAAATACAGTTCGATGAACGGATTTTCAGGATTGTGCGCGTAGGGAACGATTCTAATTACATTCTTTCCCGGTGTCGGCTTCCACACACTAGTTGTCTTAGTCGTGTTGTTCTTGATCTCTTCCAGCCGTGATTTAATCTTTGCAATGTCTATAGCCATAATATTTAATTTATTAATTGTTAATGTTTAAGTTTGACCTTGTGAGAGTATTACTTGGTCATGTGTAATACAATGAATCATTTAATGCTAACCGTCAATATGTAAAAAGTATATATAGTCTTTTTTCAATCGTTAATTAGTCAATAGTTAATTCAACGAATAAATATACGACGAATTAAATTTTAGTCAAATACAATCACGAAACTTGTATTATTTTTATCAGGCGAGTCGGAGTTACTTTAACGTTTCCATCCTTGGCCGCGACGAATGAGTTTCTATATTGCTCCCAGTTAATTTGATACGACGAAGAAACTTTTCCGCCATTTTCCAATTTAATAATCTCGTTAAGTGCGTTGATAGAATAAATCACATTATACTCTTTTTTCCTATGTACAGAAATAGTATTGACGTGAAATTGCCCACTTGTTTTTTCTGCATTGAACGTCAAAAATATATCGTCCTGATTTGCACCGCTTTGTAGAACATATATCTTTCCATCTACGATATTGTAGTATTGAGTCAGAGAAACTATATCATCGTTGAACAGCTGATATTTTGTAAACGTACACAATAACTGGGCATCGTATTGGCGCATATTTTACGCCCCGTTTTTCTCCGAGAACAACTTGAATTCGTCGCGCTCTACTTGTTTAATCGGAACAACCTCGCCGGTTAATCCCACAACAGCGCGAACTTCTCCTGTTTGATCCCGCCATTCACCATACGGTGTAGGTGTCCATCCCTTGCTCTGTGCAAACTTAATAGACAACTCGGCGTATGGTGGCGGGATTGGTACGGAAGGAGTCGCTGGTGCAGTTGTTACTGG